GTAGCGGACCTACCGGGGCTATGGCCTTGGCATACCGCACGCCAACCTCAGCATGGGCCAGTAAGGCGGAGCGCAGCTCTCCGGACCCTCGCATGTACTCACCTAGACCGCGGTAGCTGATCGACACCCGAGAAAACCCCATGTCAGCCCCCTGTAACGCTAGCTAGGTAGGATCCGATACACCAATCGCAGACACAACAACTAGGCAGGAAGGCCAAACTGATGGGACTTATTCGCAAATCACTGATGATCGGCACCCTCGGTGGGGTTAGCGGCAGCTCGAAGAAGCAGCGTGTGGCCAAGGCCAGCCTGCAAGAGCTGAAGCAGCAGACCGCCCTGCTCGCCCAGATCGCCGACCCTGAGGCGGCAGCGCACCAGCGTGCGGAAGCCCAGGCCGCCCTAGAGCGCCAGCAGGCCCGTACCGCTGAGCGTCGGGCAGCCAGGCAGCAACGCATCGTTGTGCGCCGGGCAGCTCGTACACAGCGCGCTGAAGACCACAAGAAGGCCGCTGCCAACACCCCCTGGCTTTCTACGGCCTTTGCTTTGCGCCTCTGTGGCTGGGCCGTTGCGATTTTCTTTGCCCTCGGAGCTATCGGAGGTGCAGCCGCGGGCAGCCCCGTAGGTGTTATCGGGTGTTCATCCATCGTGGCTCTGGTGAGTTACTTCCTGGGCCGCCCCCGGAAAACACTTACCCAGAATAATACCGAAGAGGCACCTGCATCCCAGGAGCCCATCCGGTAAACGGACTTTGAAACGCTGTAGGTAGACCCCACACATGCCAGGTGGTGTTATCGTCAAGAAGCGTGACAGTGTCGTTTATACGGATGTCTGGTTTGCCGGGTGCAAAGAGAATGGTCGAACCCCTGGTTATGTCTCGATCAGGGGTCTCGGTCTCGTATGCACGAGTTTTGCTGGCAAGGCTTATCGCACAGCCCGGCAAGTCATAAGAATCGGTAACCGTGTAGTCGCCGTTGCGGTCAATAGTTCGATGGTTTACTCGCACAGTTTGAGGATGGGCAAAGAACACGGAGACCCCTTAAAAACATCCTCAGGCTTGGTGATAGCACGTACCCGTGCAGTAAAGCCTTCCTGAAAATGAGTCTTGGCGATAGCCGACCACCGGTAGTCAATGCCCGACTCCTCAGACACGGCCCGCCAAAGCTGACCTACCTCAACCTCAGCGGCTTTGATCGTGTTGACACGGTCAACCTCTTCTTGTGAAAGTTCACGATATCCTGCAATATCAGCGCTCTTCACGATCAACCCCTTAGCTCAGCAGTCGAAGTTTTGCGCGGAATGTAAGATCTAAGAATCTTCGTCTCAGCCTCGGTCAATCCCATAGTGCCTTGCGCTGCGGCATCTGATAAACGATAGGAGTACTCGCCGACAGTCTCGGATATAACACCACCGAGGCCAGGCGCTGTGATGATGCGATTCACCATGGAGCAGACAACACCGACTACATCATCCGGAGTTTCCGTGTAGCCATGCGTATAAGTAGTCAGACACAAAGGTGTCTGCCACTCCAAAGCAAACAGCAACTCCTCAGCCAGATTGATGATGGAGCCCCCCTCAGTAAGCCAAACTTCGTCTGAGCCGTCCCAATACCATCCCGGAATAGTGACAGTAGTGGGGCTGTTCGGCAGTTTGATCGAGATCTCATCTACCGAGATGACCGGACTTTGAGGAAGGCGCAGCTTATAGCCGATCGGACGAATACCCACAGTAGACTGCCGAATAGTAAATTCTTGCTTAGAAATGCGCCGGGCGGTAGCCGAGGCATCTAGTATAAGAGCTGTTACCCGCGGAACTTCAACAGTGACCGTAGATGGCAGCCGGGCGGTAACATCCTCAACACCGACCAAGGGAGGTAGCGGCATGAGAACCCCCTTAAGTGAGGATCGGTACGCGGGCCGTCATCTCGGCCGCTTGCACCCAGCGGTCAAGGTCGCCCTCGGTAGTGAGGCGCGCTGGTATCTGGCGGGCCTTGGCTGACGCTGCCGCCCAGCCCTTGGCCGTTGTGAGCCCCGCCAACGCGGCCACCCAGGCTCCGAGGTCCGCTCGATCACAGAAGGTCCCACCGTCGCCCAGGGCCTCTTGTAGGCCCTCTGTGGGGTGCGCGATGGTGGGGATTCCAGAGCAGGCCGCCTCGACACCTGCACGGCCGTAGCTTTCGTAGCTGCTGGGCATCAAGAGCACACGCGTCCGGCGGTAGACCTGCTCAGCCATGTGGTGAGCAGCAACGTGCGGGATGATCGCCACGTTGGGCCGGATCCGGACATCCTGCTTGCCGTAGGCCCCGCAGACTCCTAGAAAGTTCAGCCGCGGGAACCGCTCGGCCAAAGCATAGAAAATCTCGGAGCCTTTCTCCTCGTACAAGTTGACGAGCGTAATGCAACCCTTCGCTGCGGTAGGCGGAGAGATTCGGTACTGATCGGGGAAAATAGGCGGCCGAACTACGATGCCCCGCGGCGGCTCGCCCAGATAATCTCGGTACCAGTCTTCAACAGATTTTTGCATCCATTGAGTGTTGTACACAACCAACTGTGTTCCGTGTTTCAGGTCATGCCGACTCTTCATAAGCTCGTTATGCATGAGCGTTATCACAGGAACCTTATGCATGCCTCCGAGGATAGAAGCTCGCAGAGTGTTGGCCAAGTACGTAACTATCAGATCTGGCTTATTCTCAGGTGTTAGCCATCGCAACGGGTCCGCTTGATCGACATACGGATATATCGAGATCCCCTCGTAGGTATAAGGGCCTGTAACAAACATTGGATGAGGCATAGACAACTGCACAGTAACTTGGTGGCCACGTTTTACTAGAGCTTTGAGCATCTCGTTCGTCATTACTTCGGCCCCAGCACAGTGCCTAGGAAGCCATAGATGCGCACAGCATAAAACTCGCATTGTTATTTCTTCCTTGTGCGATATCTCCACTCAACCAATAAGGACGAGTTTTTACGTCGGTTGCAGCTAGGGCACGCGGGCAGTAAATTACCAATTGTGTGCTTGCCACCCCGAACTCTAGGGATCACGTGATCTTGCTCAATACATGGCGCGTACTTGCCACAATAAGCACAACAATGGTGATATCTATTAACTAACCGTTGCCAGTCATGAACAATAGACCATGCGGCCTTACTTCTGTTTTGGCGATTATGCTCGTTTCTAGCCGGACCGTACGCAATATGACGAACTTTGTACAAACATGGTTTACCACAATACTTGGCTTTGAGATTAAGATGGTCTATCGAGTTACTGCACCCACTATGAGCACAAACACGACCAATTCGTGCCAATTTCTCGCCTTTATAAGGTGTGTTTTTGTACCAACCTCGGCAAGAACCACCACAGAATTTGATGCGATAATTAGCACCAGCCGATATAGATTTATTGCATGCTAAGCATTTACGGTTCAGTGCCCTAGTCATACCGGGGTGCTGATTGCCCCACTGCCTGCAATCAGCTGAGCAGTACTTCTGTCTCGTGTGGGCTAAATCAGAGATAGGAGCACAACATGCTGCGCATTTCCTGCCGATAGCAGACAATGGGCGATTACGTGCTTTACTTTCTTGTTCGTGCCGATGTGCGCATGTCCGGCACCAGACTTGCAACCCATCCCATAATCGAGATGAACGGTTATACTCATATAAACGACACCATTTCAAACACTTAGCGCATTGTTTACCTTCTTCGCCAAGTTGCCAGTAGTGCTCTCGCCGCTCTCGTGTACTCTGACTCATGTCAGACCTGCTCTCTCAGGTTTGATGCTTGAGCCCCGGCAAGTGCAGCGAACACTTGCCGGGGCCTTACGCCACTACCCTATCACGCCCTGTGATCAGCTGGCCGAGGCAGAGCCGGTAGCCAGCACGCCGAACGGGAATCTCGTTGCTGAGGTGGCGTTGAGATTGGTAACGGGGTTGGCAGTTGCGTATGCCATCCGCATTACCACGCGCATTATCTGCCCGTCTTGTTGAGCCGCGTTATAAATAACCTTACCGGTGTCATCTACGATCACACCTTGGTCAAACATTTTGAAGGTTATATCTTGCCGTGTCCCGGCAATGGCCATTGACCAGTCGCCAAGAAGAAGATCCGCAACGGTCGGATCCCAGGACCCGTTGCTTACTTCCTGAAGCGGGTAACCGTAGAGACTACCCCCACGGCCGTTCTGGAGATCCGGCATGTAGATCGGCTCACCAGACCCGCTCGAACGGACACGCAGCAGGCGCCATTTGAACCCAGGCCGGATCAACCAACCATTGATGTTGGTGTAGCCGTCCAGAGAAACCCGCTCGGCCAACGAAGCCACGGCCGCCGGGATGTCCGGGCTTGAATCCGTGATGATGTTGCCCGCAGCGATAGCCGCCGGGATGATGGCTGCTGGCCACGTAGACGGCTTATTCACTCCGAACAACGTTGCCGAGTCAACGGCCTTGCCCAGAGCCTCAACCAGCCTCGGCCGTACTTCATCCCACAACGGAATGTTGGTATCAGCGAGGTAGGCATCGGGAATCGGGACTAGCGCGGCCAGCTCTTCGACAACCAGCGTGACATTCTTCCACTGCAACGCCGTCGTCTGCTTCAAACCGCTATCACCAGACACCCAGTAAGCCTGGGGCAAGACGTCGAGCACGGGCAGCCGATTGGTGCGGGTAGACATCGGCACGGTGCGTGCCATCTTGAGGAAGGCCGACTGCTCGGGCAACTGCTGGATAATATCCTCCGACAATGGCTCCGGCACCAGCGGGTCAGTGCTGTACGGAGGCGAGCCGCGGTTAATTCCAGTATTGTATGTGGGCATGCTGTACCCATCTCCTTATATGAAAGACAGGGCTAGCGTGCCCTGTAATTAGTGACTTCCGAACCCAGCGAGTCCGCGCAGCAATTCATCCCGAGACCGTTGCGGCGGAGGAGTGGTGCGAGTGCCCTGCTTGAAATCAGGGGCACCTTGTTTTCCGGGCTTGAGCCGGTCGGCTAGTTTCTTTGCCTGCTCCGCAGCTTCGTCTTCATCAGCCGCAGTAATAAACTCGGCCATTTCTGGATCTAGTCCAGCACTGGCTGCGGCTGTGCGCCGGATTCTCTCTACCCGTAGCTCCTGCAACTCAATGGACTGTGTCGCAAGTCGATCATTGAGCTTCTGTGTCTCTGACTTCTGATCTTCCTGTAGTTTGTCGTAGGCCCCAGCTTTCTTCTTCAGGTCATCATAATCAGAGAATTTGCTGCGCTCCCGCTTGACACGATCAGCGACAATCTTGTCTACCTCAGCCTGAGTAAGCGTCTTGCCTTTATCCTCGGCCTCCTGCCTGACATCTTCCTCATGCTGCTGACGAGTGGTGTCTTCTCGTCCTTCCTTCCCACCATTGTTCTGCTGACTCTGCTGCGCGGTATCTTGCTGTCCATCACCCTCAGTTGAGGTATCATTCTCATCAGCCATGATTTGTACCTTTCCCGTTTATAGTCCGTCGACAAATCACCGGCTCTTGAGCGTGGCCGTCACGCACCCCTACTGAGTTGCAGGGGAAGTCATTTTTTCGCAGTGTCCCAGCGACCGATGGCTTCCATCATGAGAACCTCGCTGGCATTCGAGGTGGGGTATTCCATACCCGGGGCATGCGCGGCTGCCCGGTAGTAGCACCACATCACTAATTCATGCGGGAGGTGCCAGGCAACCCAACGCACTACTTTCTCCCGTCGCTTCCGAATCTGATAATGTCGGTCGAGCCACATTATCTGCAAGCGATTCAGCTTCACTTGTTGCTCCATCAAACCCCCTGATTACGCATAAAGCCGTCTGGTTTCCAATTATCTGGAATCTTGCCCAGCTTGCCGAGGCGCCGGGCATGCTTATAAACATGCTTGCGCTCTTCTGGGGTCTGAGCCAGATGTATGGCACTTTCTACATCCTGGCCGTCATCGATAGGGAACCGCGGCGGGCCACCATCCTTGCCCGGCAGAGCTTTGCCCTGCTTGAGCAAATCCTCTCGCTGCTGGGTGTTGTAATTGCCCATTGTTTAT